CGCTATTGTAGCAAAATATATTAATAATGATTATCTACCATATCTTGGATTTCTTGCTATAATGCCCGCTATTGGATTTTCTTATATTTTTATTTTTGGAAAAAGAAATAAAGGTGGCGAAACATTCGGTCAAAAAATATGGTGGAATCATTTACGCCCTATTCATGCTTTACTATATGCTTTATTCGCATATCTTGCTATTAATAAAAATAAAAACTCATACTTTGTTTTATTTGCTGATGTTTTAGTTGGTTTTGTATCATTTTTACATCATCATTATAGTGTAAATTCATTTAGTAAACTTTTTTAATTTACCGTTTTTTTTGTTTTTCTTCGTCGTCGTTTCTTTTTATTATTTGTAAAATATTTATAAGCAGCATAAGCTCCTAATAATAACACCCCCCCTTTCTGTTTTTTTGTTCTTCGTTTTCTTCTTCTTTTTCTCGTTCTTTTTCTCGTTCTTTTTCTTTTTTTCTTCCCACCTTTTTTTGCCGCATAGTTAATAAATGTTTTATATTTATCCGCCCACCCCGCAATTGAGTTTGCTTCCCACGAGTTGGCTGCCTTAGAAACATCTAAATCTCCCAATTCTGTTTTTACTTTTTCTATCATTGCCGGTGTAATAGTATCTGTCTCTTTTTTATTCAATGTGTATTTCATAACCGCTATTATTTTCTTTTTATCTCCCGTTTTCGTCGTTTCGTTCGCAATAACTTCTCCAAAAGTTGTCATATATATATAATTCAATATTTTTTAATTATACGCATTTGTTTGGCAAATTTAAATTTCTTATCATCAATAGTTCCTTTTTTTAAGTTACACTCTAAACAAGATACAACCACATTATCTCTGTTATGTCCTTCATCATTATTTAATCTATCTAGTGTCCATTGCTTTTTCTCTCTAACATTATCATACATTAACAAGCAATTGCATTTACAATAATAACATTTTAATTTTGAGATTACTAATATTTCTAACAAGTCTTCATATTTTATTAATTTATTTTTGTTTAATTTATCTTTTTTTATGTCTTGATTTTCGTATCCTTTTATTTTTTTCTCTATTGATTTTTTAACAGTTTTTATTCCTTCATATTCCTCCTTTAAATATAATTTATTTAATATATTAATTTGTTTTTTATTATCTAATAATAATTCTTTATTTTTCCATTTTTCACTTTCTAACCTTTTGTTATCTTTATTTGAAAAAGAATCTATATTTCTTTTTCCGGTTATTAATATTTTTTTCTCCATTATATATTTTCTTTATATTATATGAAAACAACATAAACTTAAAAATATATGTATATATATATATGAGCCAAGCAATTACTATAAATAAGGATCCGATTGAAGAAACAAAGAAAAAAAATAACGACGAATGCATTGAACTCAAAAATATTAAATACCAGACTATGCTTATCAATAATAAAATGGAAATAAATCAAAAAAAGGAAACTACTAATATTAGTAATATTGAAGACTTTTTAAATAAAGAAAGAGAACATAATCAAAAACAACCTTGGAGTAAATTGGGCGAAGGGTCTAAATTAAAAAAAATATCAGCATATGTTGATGATTATACTGTCAAAAATAGTTTAACCGAAACTGATAAAAGACAGTTAAATAAATACTTAAAAAAATGTATGGAACGAAAAAAATTACAACGTGTTAAAGACGTTCAATATAATATTGAATTGGGTAAAATCATAAGTATTCCCGGTCTTTTATTCAATGAAAAAAGGAAAAAATTTACATTAAAAAATATGGATAAAAAGGGTTCTACATTAAAAAGCCTTGCTCCAAAAAAAAGAATTAAGCGTAAAAATAAAAAATCAAAGGAAAAATCTAAAGGAAAAATCTAAAGGAAAAATCTAAAGGAAAAATCTAAAGGAAAAATCTAAAGAAAAATCTAAAGAAAAATCTAAAGAAAAAACTACAAAAAAAAACAATTAAACAATTAAAAAATTGATATGAATATAATCCAACTAATTATATTAATATGATAACATACTGGAATGATTTACAAGTATTAACAAATATAGTTGATACATTCAAATCGCCACCGATTGTTAAATTTAATGATACTAAAGAAATAGATGATGTTAAAGAAACCATCGACATTTTTATAGATGAATATATTCGTTCTAATGTTAAAGAATATAAAGACTATCATTTCGAAGAAACATTATTCAAATATATTTCTGAAAATTTTGATGATATGTTTGGTTCTACATTACAAGATGATGATGTTGATATTTATCAATTAATAAAAGATTGTATTTACTTTTATTTTATGAGAAATAAAAACCCTCGTTCTTATTCTGATACTAGAATTATTGATAATGTTGATAAAGAAAGAGTTGATAAACTTTTTGAATATTATAAAACAAAAGAACAACCAGACCAACGAACGGATGAATGGTATGAATTTAGATATAACGGTTTAACTGCTAGTTCTATATATAAAAGTTTTGATAGTCAAGCTAATATAAATAGTATAATTTATGATAAATGCAAACCTTTAAAAAAACATCACGGAGTTAATATTGCTTCGCCTTTTCATAATGGACATAAATATGAACCATTGTCTATATTAATATATGAAAAAATACACAATACTGTTGTAGAAGAATTTGGATGCATCACGCATAAAACACAACCTTTTATTAGAGCTTCGCCCGATGGTATTAATACTAAACGAGATAATCCTAGATATGGCAGAATGCTTGAAGTTAAAAATCCGGTTTCCAGAGAAATTACCGGAATACCAAAAAAAGCTTATTGGGTTCAGATGCAAATTCAAATGGAAGTTTGGGATCTCAATGAATGCGATTTCTTGGAAACTAGTTTCAAAGAATATGACAATGAAAAAGATTTTATTGAAGACGGTGATGATTGGAATTATACTAGAGACAATAAGCGAAAAGGTGCTATAATAATGATTAATGATGGTTCAGAACCCGAATACATCTATGCTCCTATTGATTTCGTTAATAAAAAAGATTGGGAAGAATGGGAAGAAAATTATTTAAACAATATGGATGAAAAATATTCTTGGATTAAAACTATTTATTGGAAACTTGATACTTATTCTTGTGTTCTTGTTCCTAGAAATAAACATTGGTTTGCGGCTGTTTTCCCACAAATTAAAGATTGTTGGGATAATATTGTAAAAGAAAGAATCACTGGATATGACCACCGTAAGCCTAAGAAAAAATCTATAAAAAACAAAAAACTTACCCCCACAAGTTTACAAAAATTACACGATAATACAAAAGAACTAGGATTACAAAATAATAGTTCTATTGAAAATGGAACAGTTGTTATTAAAATAAGAACTCAATCTTTAAGTGAAGATACATCCCAACAGCCATCTACTTGAAACCAACCTACTCTATTTTTACCTAATTTTGGAACTTTAATTTTTTTTTCTTCTGTATCTATTGACTTTACTTGTTTTTCATATAAACACATATTTGGATTTGTATCTGTACCTCCACAAGGCGACATTGATTTTACATTGTTTGTTATTTGTTTATAGTTTCCTAAACCTGTTTTTGGCTTAAATTCTGTTTGGTTTTTAAATGTGTAAAATTTTCCCGTATCATCTCTTTTAAATATACTGTCTAACAATAAAGAATTATGTGATGATGGAAATTGCCCTGTTCCAACAAACCCTTCTATATCCATTTTTTGTATCCAATAATGATAAATTAATACTAATCCTAATAATATCAATAACAAATGTAATTTCATAATATAAATATATGTGATTTTTTTATTAATGATATTTCCATAAATTACCTGTCCTAACATATGCTGGTAATTTTAGTTCATTTATAACATAATCTTTATTATTACAACCAGACCATTTCTTTCGGCACCCTAGATAATAACCAATAGCAATGCCTGTGCTAAATACGATCATTTTATTCAAAGTTTCTTTCATTTAATTTATAATTATAATAAAATAATTTAAAATCATTTTATTATATTATTAAAATGAGTAATGAAGAATATGTTGTTAAAAGAAATGGTGAATTTCAATCTGTATCATTTGATAAAATTTTAGCCCGTATTAAAGGTAAATGCCACGGCAGTCTCAATGTTAATCAAACCCAACTAACATCTAAAATTATTTCAAGACTTTATGATGGTATTAAAACTACTGAAATTGATGAATTAACAGCACAACTATGTGCTGCTTCTGCTACTACACACCCCGATTATGGTATTCTAGCAAGTAGAATTCTTATTTCCAATCATCAAAAAAATACAACCGCTGATTTTTCTATGATAATCTCTAGATTATATCATTTTACTGATGCTCTTGGTAATAATCACCCTCTTATTAGTAAAGAATTATACAATACTATTAATGACCCATATAAAATTGGTAAAATACAAAGTTGGTTTGATTTTGATAGAGATTATTTACTTGATTATTTTGGTTTCAAAACCCTTGAACGAGCTTATTTAATGAAAATTAATGGTGAAATTGTTGAAAGACCTCAGCATATGTGGATGCGTGTATCACTAGGTATTCACGGTGATGATTTGGATTCGGCAAAACAAACTTATGATTTAATGAGTAATAAATATTTTACACACGCTACTCCCACGCTCTTTAATTCTGGTACACCAAGACCACAAATGAGCTCTTGTTATTTGCTTTCTATGGAAAAAGATTCAATTGAAGGTATTTATAATACTTTAAAAGATTGTGCTTTAATTAGTAAATGGGCTGGTGGAATTGGACTACATATGTCTAATGTTAGAGCATCTGGAAGTCATATCAGAGGAACCAATGGAACTAGCAACGGAATTGTCCCCATGCTAAGAGTTTTTAATGATACAGCTCGCTATGTGGATCAATGCATATTGCCAGAAACATATATATATACTACAGAAGGACCAAAACAAATCCAACATTGTGAATCCAATAAAACAAATATATTTAACAGTAAATCTTATGAATGTATAGAAAACGTTTTGGAACATTCTTATAACGGTGAAATATTGTCTATAGAGAGTATGCACTCAATCGATCCATTAAAAATAACAGATGAGCATCCAGTATATTGTATACGTAATCAAAAAAAAACATTAAATTATTCTGTAATTAAAAATCGATTAAATAAAAATATTATAAAACCAGAATGGTGTGATGCAAAAGATTTAACATACGACGATTTGCTTATTTTTAAAATTCCAGAATATGAAAAAAATATTGAAAATATTACAAAAGATGACTGTTATATGTATGGCTTAATATTGGGCGATGGCTCTATGAATAATTCTTCAACCAATTGTTATTTATCATTAAATGCAATAACAAAAACACATATATTAGATTTTACTAAAACATATTTAACAAATAAATGTATTCAGTTTTTTATTACCAGAGAAAACAATACAAATCGTATAAGGTGGAATAAAAATTCTATTTTACCCTTTCGTTATAACGATATTTATGATGAAAATCGAGAAAAAAAAATACACCCAAAATGGTTAAATTTACCAATTGATAAAATTAAATTTATTGTTAAAGGTTTAATTGATAGCGACGGATGTAAAGGTAATGAACTAGTGTTTGATACCACATCACGAAATTTATTAGAATCTTTGAGGTATTTATTATTGAGAATGGGTATTCCTACAAGTGGTTATATACGCGATAGAATAGGTCAAAAACATACTTCAAAATATGGCGATGTAATTGAAAATAAACGAATTTCTTATTGTTTACGTATACCAAAAACAGATGTTATTGCCGAAATTTTTAATATTGAATCGGGTAAATTTTTTAAATTTTTTATACACGAAAAATTTATATATTCAAGAATTAAAAATATTACCAAAGAAAATTATAGAGGAACATTATATGATTTACAAATGAAATCAACCCACGATTATATGATACACAACGGTATTGTCCATAATGGTGGAGGTAAAAGGTCTGGTAGTTTCGCTATTTATATCGAACCATGGCATGGTGATATTGAAAGCTTTCTAGATATGAAAAAAAATCACGGCGACGAAGAACAAAGAGCAAGAGATTTATTTTATGCTCTTTGGATCCCCGACTTATTCATGCAAAGAGTTAAAGATGATAAAGAATGGACTTTGATGTGCCCCGATAGATGCCCTGGTCTTGCTGATGTATACGGTGATAAATTTACTAAATTATATGAATCGTATGAAAGAGAAAACAGAGGTATTAAAGTTGTTAGAGCTAGAGATATTTGGTTTAAAATTCTTGATAGTCAAATTGAAACTGGAAACCCTTATATGCTTTATAAAAATGCTTGTAATTCAAAGTCAAATCAAAAAAACTTAGGAACCATAAAGAGCAGCAATTTGTGCGTTGCACCAGAAACAAAAATTTTAACTGATAAAGGACATATAGAAATTCAAACTTTAAAAAATAAAACCGTAAATGTATGGAATGGTAAAGAGTTTAGCGAAACAACAGTTAAACAAACAAGTGATGGTTCTGAACTGATTACCGTTGATTTTTCGGACGGGTCTAAATTAACTTGCACTAAATATCATAAATTTTATATTCAAACTAAATATCCAACTTCAAAAATGAAACAGGATATTATTAAAAGCAAAAATGTTAGTATAGTAGAAGCACAAAATCTAAAACCAGATATGAAACTTATTAAATGCGCGTATCCAATTATCGACAATAAAAATGAATTGAAATCGGCTTATACCAATGGTATTTTTAGTGCTGATGGAACTTATTGTAACAATGTAACACTGCCCTTAGATTTAAAAGATAAATTTTTCGTTCCCACAAATTATTCGTTA